CAAGATTTTATAACTGTACAGGTAGGATTTCCACCCGAAACTTATAAACAAGCTCAATTAGCATTATCGCCCACTTTTGAACATTATTGGACATTTCAAAATACATACGTTGATGAAATGGGTAGTGCTCCTGCAAATGGTGGAAATAGTGGTGGTGCTCCGACCTTTGAAACTGTCCCTATTGTAAAGGGTGACACTCATAGCTTTCTAATAAACGTCACAACAGAATATGTATCTGCTAGTGACCAATCTGATATGAATACCTCCAGTATAGCGACCAGAAGAATGATGAGTGGTTGGATAATGCTAGATAGCATTTCTCAGTCAGTAATAGTTGTCTGGGAAGAAGGAGCGCAGGTAAATAACTACGCTTGGCTTGTAGGATTCGGAAACAGTCTAATGATCCAGTTTGCCGATGATGGCGGGGATTATGTTCAAATATATTTTCCAGTAAAACTTACCCCTAATCGACCGTATCATGTTTATATGGAGTTCAATGCATCGGGGGTTAACGGCGGCGTTTGTAGAGGTTTATTAGATGGAGTACCTAACATTTTATCTAACGGTAATCCTTGGACGGTTTCTGCATTTCCTTCCCACTCAGGTAATATTTCTTGGGGACATGAAGGAACAGAGCAGCTTCAGGTAGGCGACTCTCGTGGTGTTGATAACGTAGATATTGCTTTTGCTTCACCAACATCTTGTTACTACGCCCATTTTATATCTATGCAGCAAGAAGAGTACACAACTGAGCAGATAAGAGTTCAGATGTTTGAAAAAGGGGCATTACAGCAAGTAACCATTGAAGCTGACACACAAGTCAATATGCAGACAGCAATTGATGCTGAGTCAGATACGTTATTCCCTGACTCCCCTTGTTCGATTGAAATAGAATTATGCAGTGACGGTGATTTTTCCCTCACGCTGGACAACATCACTTTTGACGATCGGGTATCTATACCTATACGCTATATCGGTCAAGATACCCTGACTCTAATACTGACCAACGGAAGTGATCTAGATGACAGTAAACTAAGTACGCCTTACGGTGGAACGATTGTTGTTCAGCGACCAGCAACATTTACCATAGAAAACGCTATAAATGGGGCTGAAATACGAATCTACGATAATGATGTGGGTGGTAACGACTTCGGCACTGAATTATCGGGCGCAGAAACCAACACAGGAACTACATATATATACTCACATGATGGTGTAACAAATGACATTATAGTCCAACATATGGCAAACGGGTATGAAGAGATTAAAGAGTTTTTCCAACTTAACTCTACTAACCAAACATTAACATTAGACCCAGAGGTAGAAAACAACACATGATCGATATAAGTAAAGCTCAAGCAGGGCAAAGTACGACCGGAAGCGATAAAGGTGACTGGGTCGTAACGCTGGGGGTTGATGAACTTTACAGGTTGCCACCCCACTTTACGGTACAAGAAACTTTCTTAGTGCGTGATATCATAGGAAAGATGATGGATCGATCAGCTGAGGAAATGAAAGAAATGCAAGAACAACTTTGCCTAGTGAAGCTCCAGCACGTCACTAGTAGAGGTACTGCTCAATTGGACGCTCTCAAACGTGAGAATGAACGATTAGCTGACGTGCTGGAACAACACTTAAACCGAGAGGAAAATTAAATGGCGACTATCGACCTATCCAACTACACAACTAGCCTTTATAGAGCCAGTTCCGCAGCATTTACCGATGGTAATGCTTTTTTCGATATATCAGCAGGTACATTAGAAATAACTGATGCGACCACTACACCGACACTCAACTTGACCACTCATGGTGGTGGAGCTAGTGACCCTAACCCAGTAATTAACTTGGATGGCGTAAGGTTGGAAGCGGGTTATGCTTTTGAAAACCAAGAACGCAGAAACTCCGCAGGTGTACTCCGTGGACAAGACAGATTCATTCAAGGTACGTTTAAGTTTGGTGGAGCATATGAATTTGTAAACGGACGTACTCCTGCTAATGATGCTACCCGCAAGTTGTTTCGTGGTTCTGGGTGGAGAGAGCTGACAGGTGCAGTTGTTAACCGTATCTACTTTGGACCTAAAGGTCTTGGTGCTATTGTTGGGACTTCAATCCCGTCTTACCAGCCCAGCCAATATGGTTCTTCTGTTGACTTTACCAAGTTAGGTAACATTGACGAAGCCATACAGGTGTTTGGTGATGCCGCTAACGGAAACTTTGATAACACCTTATCGTCTCACTATTTTTCTATCCGTACCTACGGTAAGAATTATGACCGTATTGATACATTAGGTACATTGGGTATCACTGAATTAGGTGGTTATTCATCTGGTGCGGCGTTAAGTGAGTCTGATCACTTAACCACTTCTGAAGGTGCTTACGCTCTTGCAGACGTGTATGGTGGTAGCCAAATAGCTCCTTGGGATGGTATGACCCTAGAAAAATTAAGTTCCGCTCAAGTAGAGACTGGTTTTGCTGGGGCAGATGGCAATTTCACTTGGACACTTAATAATACAGGCGCTGGTAGTCTGTTTGAATGTGTAGCTTATCTAGACGCAATTGCTCAAGCTGATGCGGTAGTGACAACAGGTACTGCTTCCCTTAATGGTAAAGACTATGATGTATGGTATGACTATACAGCAACAGGTAAGATTCGGCCTATTACAGGTGCCGATGACGGACTTGGGGTTTTCATTGAAGGATTAACAGGCGCAGACAAGCAGTTGGTATCTTATCTAGATAATGGAGATGTTATCTGTGTCTATCCAGTATTTACGGCAGTATCTATAGAGTTTGGACAAGGCGCAATTGATGACCCTCTGGCATGGTTCAACTTATTTACAGCGTCTACCTACAATACAGCAACCCCTGTAGATTATGATGACGCATTAACTGTCCCAGTCAAGGGCGATGTATCTAATACATCTGTCTTTATTACTGGTGCTAACACCTTTGCATCATTCGAGCATGACTTCACAACTGACGGATCGGTTAACGTAATCATTATATGTGAGGGTGACGGCGGTGTAACCCAACAGAAGACGGCTGTTACATTATCTGATAGCACCGTATCAGCGTCTTGTGTTCCTGCTGTAGAAAATAACGCTTAGGGGCTTAAGATATGGCTGTTATCGATATCATTGATCCTGTAAATAGGTTAATCTATCTTCATGCAGATACTGTCGGGGTCGATTTAGACCCCATGGAAATCTACTATGAAATGCGTACTTTAAGACGTAATGGTAACGAAGCTATGCGCGGCCAAGATGTTTTCTTAACAGGCGAGGGTAATGTGCCTACCGTACCCGGAAAAGGTACGGAGCGTTTCGTTATATGTGTTGGAGGTACAAGGATAGTACCTTTTGATGTGAATCAAAATCTAAGTGTGATAGGTAAGATTATAACGGATGATGGCTTTGAGGGCAGAGGTTGTTTTGATAGGAGTTTGTTGAGCGTAACCACAGAAGTTAATATTGACTACACCCCGCCTCAAGTAGAGACCATAACAATAGCAACAGGAGGGTCAGTAATAGACCTTTCTGCTATAGCGGACGCGGTATGGGACAAAGATTTGGCCGACCATACGACTTCTGGTACATTTGGAAACTTTGTACAAAAGAAACTATTAACACTTGGTAAGTTCTTAGGTCTTTCCTAATAATCACCAATGTAAAACTATTATAAATAAAACCATATTCAAGGAATAAAACAATGTACATCATACCATTAAACACCGAAGTCGATGCACCAACAACTCGGGCCACTGTTACTGACGTAGAACGAGCGTCGGTCGTTCGTATTGTAAACACAATTACAACCGCGTCACTATTAAGTTTCGTAAAGATCATAACACAAAATACATCTGCAAACAACTTTCCAGCGGTAGATACCCTTACAATGGACAGTGTTGATGGAATTGAAGTTGGTGATGTTGCAACTGCAGCAGGAATCACAGCAGGAACTACAGTCATATCTATTGTTGGTCTTGTTGTCACATTAAGTGCTGTACTTGTAAGCGGAATTAACGCACCTGATACACCTATTCAATTTGATAGTATCACCGCAACTACAAGTCTTGCTCCAAGTGAAGTGCTTGTAATTGAGAAAGCCCCTGCTAATGCGCTATTTGCAGGCGCTGCAACAGTTAAATTTACAAAAATCGCATATCCTAAGGGATAGGCTCTACATTAGGAATGAAATTATGTCAATAGAAACAATGATCGATGCACTTGCCGCTGGTAAGAATGCAGAAGCAAGCACAATGTTCAAGCAGGAAATTGGTTCACGCATTTCAGATGCAATCGAATCCAAGAAAGTCGAAATTGGTGCTTCAATATACAACAAGGCAGAACAGGAAGATTAATGAAGCTTATATGCGAAGATTTCGAGCAACAACTCGAGTACATTACAGAGTCTGAGGGGCAGAAGAAGAGTACTTTTATTCAAGGTATCTTTATGCAATCAGAAAAGACTAATCGAAATGGCCGCATATATCCAAAGAAGATCATGGAAAAGGCTGTTGGTAAATATACGACAGAACAGATCAAAGCAGGCCGTTCAGTTGGTGAATTGAATCATCCCGAAGGTCCTACCATTAACCTCGACAAAGTATCTCATCTTATTACTGACCTAGCATGGGAAGGGAATAACGTTATCGGAAAGGCAAAATTGCTTGATACTCCGATGGGTATGATCGCGAAAGGTTTAATCGAAGGTGGAGTTCAACTTGGCGTATCGTCTCGTGGTATGGGTTCGCTCGTAACCAAGAATGGTGTCAATATGGTCGGGGAAGACTTCATGCTGAACACAGTTGATATCGTGCAAGACCCAAGTGCTCATGAAGCATTTGTAAATGGTATCATGGAAGGTGCTGAATGGTTGTACGATGAAAAGCATGGCGTATACGCCATGGAAAAGATAGAAGAGCAACGGAAAGTGCTTGACAAGACATATAAGACGATTGATACAGATCAATCGATCAAGTTGTTCAAGGACTTTTTAAATACAATATAATCCAATCCAGAGGATTGTTTTTGTATAAATATAATTAATGATTTATAAAATCATTTTTTAATACATTATGGGTATATTGATTAAGTGGGACTGAAGTTACATTATGTGATTTCCTCTCAATACTTTAACATTTTAGGAGTAACTGTACATGAGAAAGTACAAACAAGAGAAAGACCTCCAAGATGAACTCGTTGAAGACATTGAAGAGTTTGATGAGGATATCGAAGGCGTTTTGGAAAAAGACGAAGACGACGATGACAAAACCGACGTTGAAGATGACGACGAAGAAGACGAAGAAGATATGGATGAATCTGTAGAAGATGACGGCCTTGCGGCTGCAGAAGCTACGGTTGCAGCCATTAAGGCGTCAGCAAAGAAGAAGCAAAAGGAACCTAAAACATCTGCAAGTGATGCAAAGGCGAAAATGGAAGCCGCGTTCAAAGATGACCTTGATGCGTTGGTTGAATCTGAAGCTACTCTTTCTGAAGGTTTTCGTGCAAAGGCTTCTGTAATTTTCGAAGCGGCACTTACTTCAAAGATCAGCGAAACTGTTGATCGTCTAGAAGCTGAATATGCTGATGCGTTGACAGAAGAAACTGCATCTATCAAAGAAGATTTGGTAGAAAAGGTTGATGGTTATTTAAACTACGTTGTTGAAACGTGGATGGAAGATAACACACTCGAAGTTGAGAAAGGTATTCGTACTGAAATCGCGGAATCATTCATTGATTCACTACAAGTTGTATTTAAAGAACATTATGTTGAAGTTCCAGAAGGCAAGGTTGACCTTGTTGACGAACTTTCTAATAAGGTTGGTGCACTTGAAGAAGATTACAATGCAGAAATCGCTCGAAGCATCGTGCTCAAGGAAGAAAACGCAAAACTTGTTAAAGAGCAAGTTATCCGCGAATCATCTATCGGATTGTCTGAATCTGAAATAGAAAAACTTAAATCTTTAGTCGAAGATGTTGCTTTTGATAACGCCGAAGCCTTTGTAACAAAAGTCCAAACGTTGAAAGAATCATACTTCAAAACCACTATCGTATCAAATGACGAAGAAGAACTCAACGAGGCATCAGTCGATGTTTCAGGTTCTATGTCTCGTTATGTTGCTGCACTAAAAACTAAATAACCCGGAGTTATTAAAAAATGCTTAACCAAAAACAAATAGTCGAAAAATGGGCACCTATGCTCGACGCCGAAGGCGTTGAACCTATTGTAAATGCTCAAAAACGTGCTGTAACTGCTGTTGCTCTTGAGAACACTGAACGTGCTCTTACAGAAGAACGTGGTCAGTCTTCTTTCCTTTCGGAAGCACCAACAAACTCAATGGGTGCATCAAGCTCAACTGCAGGTGCTGGCGCAATTGATACTTGGGACCCAATCCTAATTTCTCTTGTTCGTCGTTCAATGCCTAACCTTATCGCTTATGATATGGCTGGTGTTCAACCAATGACTGGTCCTACTGGTCTTATCTTCGCGATGAAGTCAACTTATGTTGATCAAAGTGGTGCTGAAGCATTATTTAACGAAGCGAATGCTGGTTTCTCTGGTAACAATGCTGCTGCTAACGCAACTGCGGTTGCTGGTTCAAGCGAAGCAATGGGTGCGGATTCATCTTCACTTGGTGGTACTGACACAACTCCTGCTGACACTGTAAATGACGCATTCGGAATTGGTACTGGCATGACTCGTGCTGCTGCTGAAGCACTTGGTACTGACGGCGGCGAATTCGCTGAAATGTCTTTCACCATCGACAAGACTACTGTTACTGCTAGAAGTCGTGCTCTTAAAGCTGAATACACAATGGAATTGGCGCAAGATCTTAAAGCTGTACATGGTCTTGATGCAGAATCAGAATTGGCTAATATCCTTTCTGGTGAAATTCTTGCTGAAGTTAACCGCGAAGTTCTTCGTACTGTTAACAGTCGTGCTCGTCTTGGCGCACAACAAACTGGTCTTACTACTGCTGGTACTTTTGACCTTTCTACTGATGCTGATGGCCGTTGGGCTGTTGAAAAAATCAAGATGCTTTTGTTACACATCCAACGCGAAGCAAACCAAATCGCTGTGTTGACTCGTCGTGGAAAAGGTAACTTCGTTGTTGTTTCTTCTGACATTGCTGCTTCTTTGAATGCTGCTGGTGTCCTTGATTACACCGCTCCTTTGAATGGTCTTTCTGTTGATTCTGACCCTGTCGGTCCTACTGTTGTAGGAACAATCGGTGGAAACATGAAAGTTATCCTTGACCCATACGCTACAGTCGATTATTGTACTGTTGGTTATAAGGGTTCTAATGCATATGACGCTGGTATGTTCTACTGCCCATATGTTCCATTAACAATGGTTCGTGCTGTTGGTGAAAATTCTTTCCAACCTAAAATTGGTTTTAAGACTCGCTACGGTATGGTTGCTAATCCTTTCGTTGATAATACAAACGAAGTTGGTGCGGTTCGTACTAATGATTACTACCGCATCTTCGCAGTTGCAAACGTAATCAACTCTGCTTAATCATTTAGCAGAATGATAGAAAAGGAGACTTCGGTCTCCTTTTTTTATGGGCGCTCGCCAAGATGTTATAAATACTATTATAATGAGGACAAATCATGCCATATAACATAGACACCAACATAACAGAGCAATTAGGACCTGATCTTATAGACGATATAACGTTTTTAGCGCCTACAGGATTCCATTTGTTGATCGACAATCTGAAGTTCAAGAACTCTCAGTTCCTTGTTCAGCTTGCATCTTTACCGACTATTTCACTGCCACCTGCTAACTTCTCAACACCACTTCGTAACCTAGGTCTGCATGGTGATAAAATAGAATATGCCCCGTTTGAATGTACATTTCTTATTGACGAAGGTTTGATCAATTACAAAGAGATTCATGATTGGATTCTAGCGCAAGTAGTCGAAGATGACACCAAGAAGAAAACCAAGGATATGACGTTATCGATACTATCTTCATCAAATAATGTAATTAAGCAAATTCAATTTGTCGATGCATTCCCTATTGATCTGACTTCAATTCCTTTCGATGCGACAGCAACTGATGTTGAATATATGACTGCAAGTGTTACATTCCAATATTCTTACTACAAGCTATTATAAATACATATGTAAACTAATATATGATAGGACTTTGTTATGTTATCCCTAGACGCAATCTACGCAATGTGGAAAGTCGATTCACCAATTGACGAAAATAATCTCGATGCCGCTTCAATTCAATCGGCAAAACTCCATTCTAAGTACATCGAAATTTGGTCGATGTACAAACTCCAAGTCAAGAAGCGAGATATGGAGTTTCAAGTACTCCTGAAAAACAAGTATCTTTGGTACAATGGCAAAATGACGAAAGATCAAATGGATGATCTTGGTTGGGAATACGATGCTCTTGACGGCCTTAAAATCATGAAAGGAGAGATGCACTACTTTTATGATTCTGATAGACACATTCAAGAAGCATTGGCAAAAATAGAATATCTAAAAAACACCGTTGATGTACTCAAAGAGATACTTGAGAACATAAAATGGAGACATCAAAGTATAGGCAATGCCATAAAATGGCGACAATTCGTGAGTGGCGTATGATGGAAAGCAACACATTAGCAATAACAAAGAAGAACCAGGCATTCGTTGCAATCGATGCAGAACCAAGCATCCTGAATGAGTTGACTGACTTCTTTGCTTTCCGTCCTGACGGATATCAATTCATGCCAAGTTTTCGGAACAAGATTTGGGACGGTTATGTTAGAATCTTCGACAGCAGATCGAAGCAACTCCCTATTGGCCTGTATGATTACATTAAGGAATTCGCAGAGTCAAGACAGTATCGTATCGACCTAAAGCATAATAATTATTATGGACTCCCTGGGACAGAGCATATGTATGATATGGATTTCATTGATGATTGTACATTTACGTCTCGTGGTAACCCTATTAAGCATCACGACTATCAATTATCCGCGGTAGAGCATTGTCTGGAGAAACGCAATTCACTTGTGATTTCCCCGACCGCTTCCGGTAAGTCATTCATCATATACTCAATATTAAGATATTATCTTGACAATCATGATAAAGATGTTTTGATTGTAGTACCTACCACGTCACTTGTTAAGCAGATGAATAGTGATTTCGCTGATTATTCTCAATTCGATGATGGATTTGTATCGGATGATCTTTGCCATGTAATCTATTCAGGGCAGGATAAGAACACCAAGAAGCGCATTACAATTACAACGTGGCAGTCTATATACAAGCTACAGCGACCTTGGTTCGAAAGGTATGGTTGCGTAATAGTTGACGAAGCTCATCTTGCCACCGCAAAGTCACTGACCTCTATCATGGGAAAATTGACAGAAGCGGAATATCGATTTGGCACCACAGGAACAATCAAGGATGGTGGGAGTAAATCTCATCGACTACAACTCGAAGGGCATTTTGGTAAGGCTCATTATGTGACGACTACCAAGAAATTGATTGACGATGGTACTCTTGCTGGTTTGAATATCAATCTATTGTTGTTGAAGTTTCCAGACGAGGAATGTAAGTTAGTCAAGAAAATGGATTATCAAGCAGAGATTGATTATATCGTTCGCCATGAAAAACGGAATAACTTTATTAAGAACCTTGCACTCGATATGGATGGCAACACTCTGATCTTATTCCAATTTGTTGATAAACATGGCGTACCGCTTCATGCATTGATTGAAAAGCATGCTCATGAGAGACGAAAGATATTTTACGTTTCAGGTAAGACAGATGCAGACACCCGTGAAGATATACGGAAATTGACTGAATCGCAAAAGAACGCCATCATTGTAGCAAGTTTAGGTGTATTCAGTACAGGTATCAATATCAGAAATCTACACAATATCATCTTTGCATCACCGTCCAAGAGTCAAATCAAAATACTACAGTCTATTGGCCGGGGATTACGCAAATCAGATGATGGTCGTGTTACCACTGTATATGATATAGTCGATGATCTTCATTGGAAGTCTTATAAGAACTATGCATTGAAACATGCCGCGGAAAGAATCCAGATATACTCACATCAGGAATTCGATTATAAGATTCATCAAGTGCCGTTGTAGTGTCGGGTGGTAAAACCACCCGATTTTAAACATATAAATATAGGTATGCATTAAAACATAATTGAGGAAGCGCCATGAGCAATGATTCGACCATATTATATCTAAAACTAACCACAGGTGAAGATGTCGTTGGTTATATGATATACTCCGACGACTTCACCATACATATTCAAGATGCCCTACAGGTTGTAAAGAACCACATAAAGGATGATCGTTATTCCTATTTTATGAAAGAATGGATGGCCTTTGCAGATGACAACATAGTTACTATCAGTAGATGCAACATCGTTGCCCAATCAAATGGTAGTGATGACTTACTTCGGTTCTATTTCTCTGCATTACGTGAGATTGTACATCAGGAGTTAAAGGAAGCAACAACACCACATGAAACCATACCCGAAGGGATGGTTAAGCATTAGTTATATAGTGTATACCAACCTGCCCCGGCACGACTTAGTTATTATAACACAACTACACAGTCTTGTCAACCATTTTCGTAAATAGATTGAAATTAAATTAACCATTGACAAATGCACCTAGATGGTGTATAATACATTACAAGAGAAAGAAATAATGAATGAAATTGAGGTAAAACCTGTTAAAAAGCTGAAACCTAAGGAAAAACCCCATTATGTTAATAATCGGGACTTCTCACAGGCTGTATGCGATTATGTACAATTATCAAATGACGCAAGGGATAACGATAAACCTATACCAATCGTTCCAGAATACATAGCACACTGTTTTCTAAAGATATCCGAGGGATTGTCATATAAATCGAATTTCATTCGCTACACCTATCGTGAAGAAATGGTGATGGATGCAGTCGAGAACAACCTACGGGCTATAAAGAATTACAATATAGAAGCGGCAACACGTACTGGAAACCCAAACGCATTTTCATATTTCACTCAAATCAGTTATTTTGCCTTTCTACGCAGAATAGCCAAGGAAAAGAAACAACAGGATATCAAATTTAAGTTCATTGAGAAGTCAGGAATAGAAGATTTCATGGCATTGAATGAAGATGAGATGAATCATCTAGAAGGCATTGATCATTCGTTTGTTGATGAGTTAAGATCACGAATTCAACGAGTAAAGGATGATGATGGCTTCTTAAAGAATAAGATAAAAGAAGAAAAGAAGATCGAAAAGGAACGTAAAAGAGAAGGATTGGAATTGTTTACTAGCTAATAGGTAATGTTATGTTGTTCACGCCCCAAGATAATGAGAAGTTGACCAAAATTGTATTTATTGAAACTGGTACAAAGCATAAAACAGAATTGGTTGATACCGAATATATGGAATATTTGAATCAAATGCGGGACAGATCGGAAACTGAATACTTTGAAGGTCTTAATATTTGAAATATCATGAGCTGTATCGCGGCTATTATATCGCGGAAATTGAATCCGATGGAACCTATGATGTATTGGATGAATTCTACGATTTAGAAGATGGCACGTTTAAAACAAAAGAAGAAGCCAAAAAATGCATTGATGGCTATTATGAAGGGCTCGACACACAATTATGAAAATCGCATTTCTAAACGACACCCACTGTGGCATACGAAACAGTTCTGATATCTTTATTGATTACCAGGCTAAGTTTTACGAAACCGTCTTCTTTCCTTATCTGATTGCAAATGGAATCAAAACGATAATTCATCTGGGTGATTATTATGATCATCGGAAGTTTATTAACTTCAAGGCGTTGAATGAAAATCGAAAGCATTTCCTGTCACTTCTAAAGGAATATGGAATTACCATGGACATAATCCCTGGTAACCACGATGTTTATTACAAGAATGATAATGATCTTTGTGCCTTGAAAGAGTTGCTTGGTCATTACATGAATGAAGTTAATATCGTTATGGAGCCGAGAGTGATGGATTATGACGGTTGTAAAATAGCACTAGTGCCATGGATTAACAACTATAATTATAAGGAAAGTATGAATTTCATACAGACTTGTAAAGCGGATTTCATAGGCGCGCATCTCGAATTGGTTGGCTTTGAAATGATGAAAGGAATCAAGAATGTCCACGGTATGGGACAGGAATCGTTTAAGCGCTTCGAACAGGTTTGGTCTGGTCACTTCCATACTAAATCGTCTCAAGGTAATATCACTTACCTCGGTTCGCAGTTAGAATTCACATGGGCTGATGCACATGACCCCAAGTATTTTCATGTATTCGATACAGAAACAAGGGTGATGACTCCAGTAGTTAATCCGATTACTCTATTCGAAAAGATAGTTTATGACGATAAGAATGTAGACTACTCGAAAGTGAAAGTGAAACAGTATGCAAACAAGTTCGTCAAGATTGTAGTTGTCAATAAGTCAGACCCATATTCGTTCGATAAGTTCATCGATAGAATAAACGATGTTGGAGTTCATGATCTTAAAATAGCAGAATCGTTTGATGAATTTGCTGGTATGAATACGTCCGACAATAACATCACGATAGAAGATACAACGAAGTTATTGGATGGGTATGTTGAAAACGTGGAAACGGACTTGAATAAGGACCGTATCAAAATGCTAATGCAAGAAGTATATGTTGAAGCATTAAATCATGAGGTAGTTTAATTATGTTTAACCAAGAAGAAATCGAAGAAATAAAAGAGTTCCTTGTGAACGTAGAAGAAGATACTAAGATTTATTTAGGATGTGATAGCGTGAAGTATAAGAAAGGTGGTACTTGGTACGCCCGTTATACGACCGTGATCATTGTCCATTTGGGCGGCCGTCACGGTTCGCGAGTGTTTGGTTATACCGAGTCTGAACGCGATTATGACCCAAACAAAACCAAGCCTCGAATGCGTTTGATGAATGAATCTTACAAGGTTGTTGGTTTGTATATGGAACTTGCAGAAGAGTTGGAAGACTTTGAGTGTGAAATTCACCTTGACATAAACTCCAACCCAGAACACAACTCAAATCTTGTTATTAAAGAGGCGGTTGGTTATGTTATGGGAATGACAGGAATAGACGCAAAGTCTAAGCCAGAAGCATTCGCGGCGAGTCATTGTGCGGACTGGATGGTAAAACATAAAGGTCACCAAAACGTAACTTGGAAGCACTAAATGTTAATCTTTCGAAAGCTAAGATACAAGAACTTTCTCAGTACGGGCGATTCCTTCACTGAGATTGCTCTTGATAGATCACAAACAACATTAGTCGTAGGTAAGAACGGCGCAGGCAAGTCGACCATGACTGATGCCTTGTCGTTCGCCTTGTTTGGTAAACCTCATAGAAACATCACTAAACCGCAGCTAATCAATTCTATAAACGGAAAAGGTTGTGTGGCAGAAGTGGAGTTTGATATTGGAAAGCAGGAATTCCGAATTGTCCGTGGTATAAAGCCTGTACGATTCGAGATATATCAAAATGGAACTATGATCAATCAGGAATCTAATGCTCGTGATTATCAGAAGTTCCTCGAACTGAATATAATTAAGATGAACCACAAATCGTTTCATCAAATAGTCGTATTGGGTTCTAGTTCATTCATTCCTTTCATGCAGCTTCCCGCCAATCACAGACGTGAAGTTATAGAAGACTTATTGGATATTAATATCTTTTCCAAGATGAATACGATAATGAAAGATCGTCTTGCCAAGAATAAGGAACATCTAAAAGACGTTATATACCAGAATGATTTAATCAAAGAAAAGATTGATTTACAACAGAGCCATATAACAAAGGTTACTAAACTTAATCAGTTTGCACTTGATGACATTAACACCGAAATTGAAGATATTGAATCTGAAATCGATACATATAAGTCTGAAAATGAAGTATTGACATTGGTCATTGATAAGCATTTTATGGATACTCAGGAAAGATTATCAAAGGAAAATGATATCAATATCAAACTTGTACAATATGCCGCACAGTTTAAACAACAGATGAATGTCATTGTAAAGGATGCAAAGTTCTATACGGATAATGACGATTGCCCATCTTGTGGTGTTGAAATCGATGAACATACCAAAAATCATAATATTAAATCTTGCGAAAATAAAGCGGCCGAATTGTCGGAAGCGATGAGTTCTCTCGATATCAAGAGTAATGATCTACAAAAGACAATCGAAAAGTTGCAACTCGAAATGAGTGATATGAAGGATGACCGAGTAACTATTCGTACCAACAACTTGACTATTTTGAACTTAGAGAAAAAAGTCAAGTTGAAACGCGGAAGTGCTGCAAAAATGAATAGTCAAGATTCAGACGTGAGTGCGGCTACAACAGCGCTTAACGATTTAATATCGGTCAGAGAAACTATTATAGAATCTAAGTCTACTTTGAGTGAAGAACAGACCTATTTCAATGCTTGTAATGAAATGCTTAAAGATACAGGAATCAAAACAAAGATCATAAAGGAATATCTTCCTGTCATGAATACAATAGTAAACAAGTACTTGCAGATTCTAGACTTCTTTGTTGATTTCAATATTGATGAAAACTTCAACGAGACAATTCGATCTCGATATCGTGATGCATTTAGTTATAGTTCATTCAGTGAAGGTGAGAAGATGAAGATTGATATTTCCCTACTGTTTGCGTGGCGTCAAATCGCCAAACTAAAGAACAGTGCAGCCACTAATCTCTTAATTCTCGATGAAACCTTCGATTCCAGCCTCGACCAAGATTCTGTCGATAATCTCATGAAGATCATGGACACTCTGGGAACTGACACGAATACCTTCGTTATCAGCCATAAAGGTGATATGTTGATGGACAAATTCCGATCAAAGATCGAATTCACGAAATCCCGTAACTTCTCGGTCATAAAGTAACCATAAACTAAGTTAATGCCCCTATAAAATGGGGCATTATTTTGCGCTGAGTACGCTGCATGCTTTAAAACTCGTGGGTCGTAACCCCGCCGAAATCAAGCTAAGTAACCAATATAATGTCGCAAACTGATCACTTTATGTCGCGGCTTGAACATAATATATGAAATCAGTTGTTGACAAATGGGTAATAACCATGTAAAATGGTCGTATGAATTGGAAAACACCTGTATTACGTCAAAACCCCCACAATATGTCGGCTATGTCACATATTGAATGGTTTGTGTCGCATCCAGAACATTTATTGTCTGGGAGTGTGATATAATACATGTATAAATTGATCGGACCTACTATATTATGAATAAATTACTTGTTAACCTCCTTGCCAAAGAAAACATCACTGTTCAGGTCGGTAATTATAAGACTGCATGGTTTGCCCCTGCTGCTCGCATATTGGGACTTCCTTTGTGGTCTTCATCATCTAAACATCTCAATGATATGTTGGTCGGGCATGAAGTCGGGCATGCATTGTTTACCCCAGTTCAAGGGTGGCATGATTGTAAGACTGATATCCCAGGCATTCCTCGCTCTTTCGTTAATATCATTGAAGATATTCGTATCGAAAAACTAGTTATCAGAATGTACCCAGGTCTTGTCGTTTGTTTCAAAAGAGGTTATATGGAATTGATCGATCAAGACTTCTTCGGTATTGCAGGAAAGGACGTTAACGGCCTTCACTTTCTTGATCGATTGAACATCAAGGCGAAAGTTCGTGATTTAATGGAAGTCGAATTTACGGAAAAAGAACAACCCTATTTAAAGGCGGCAATGGCCGTTGAAACTTGGGAAGATACGATTGCGGTTTGTTTGATGCTTAAAGAATATGCCGACGAATTGAAAAATCAACCAAAACCCGAAACACCTGAAGTTCCTCAAATTCCTGAATCGGATGATTCGGAAGCTGAAGAGCCCATGATCGACCCAAGTAGCCCTGATGATTCTGGTTCAGATGATTCAGATGATGATTCTGATGATTCAGATGATGATTCTGGTACCTCGACCGATGGTGATTCAGATGAAGATTCAGATGATTCCGATGAAGATGGTTCGTCAACCGATGATGATTCAGATGATGATTCAGATGATGATTCAGATGATGATTCAGATGCCGGTGGTTCGTCGGATGATGTAGACGATGAAGACGATGATGAAGACTTCGGTGATCTTCCCGCTGACGGTATGTCAACTCCAGGCAATGATGTTACCGAACACGCCGAGGACCCAATCACAGATGATAACTTCCGCAAAAATGAAGAAGATGGAAATCTTCTTGATAAAGGCGAAGGTAATACTTCGAAGTCGACGTATTACATTAATGCCGTCTCTAAAGAAACTACCAAGGAAGTGGTTGTTGGTTATAAAGAAGTCATTCAAATTAGAGATACCAATCGTGATGTGACAATCGCCGCTGGTGGTGTTATGAAGACGTTAAAGACGTGGCAACAAACTGAAGTTGATGAATTCCACAAGACAACCAAAAGTACGGTATCTTTGATGGTTAAGGAGTTCGAACTTAAGAAACATGCTTTTCAATTCACTCGCGCAACCACTGCTACAAGGGGTGTGCTTGATGTAAACAAAATTCACCAATACAAATATGATGATAATATCTTTAAAGCGGTTACATCACTTGCAGACGCCAAGAGCCATGGAATGGTTATGTTTATTGACTTCTCTGGTTCAATGGGTGGAATACTTAAAAATGTTCTGAAACAGACATTGATAATGACTGCATTCTGTAAACGAGTGGGAATACCCTTTGATGTTTATACTTTCTGCTCTAAAGCTCACAAGGCCCGAGCCGATGAAGTCAAAGCTACAATGAAGGATTTTGATGTTGACTGTTCGTATTCTGTCGTTCGCCAAATACTTAGTTCTAAGATGACTAAAGTTGAATATAATCGTTGTGTTGATGATCTGTTAATCATGGCGATTGATGGAATGTATGGCGCTACAACTCGCTATAATTATACAAGGGACGATTGTGAATTAGGTGGTACTCCTTTGGTTGAAACTGCAATGATGGCTCGACACATACTTCGAGAATTCAAAACCAAAAATGCAGTTCAGAAAGTTACTGCGATATTCCTAACTGATGGTGATGGTATTTCGCCACACCATTACATGGACCGATCAATCAATCCAAGTCTTCGTGCTGATGCGACTTATGCTGGAACTTACCATAAGGCAAGCGACTGCAGGATTCAAATCAATATGGATGGAAAACATTTAAATTACGCCAACTCACGAGACATGGCTTTTAAATGTCAGTCCGATGTTCTGAATTATCTAAGAGCTGAATTCAATGTTGTGGGTTATTTCATTGCAGACCGTCGTTCAACTTATAACTATAAATTGGAAGGTATCAGACTTAAAAATGATGTCAATATGAAAAAGACGCCATTGAACAAAAGCTATAGTAAAATGAAATATGTTTCGATTGACGGAGTAGAAGGTTATGACCGTTTGTTCCTGATTGATGGCGGTGCACTTGATACGACTGCTACGGAATTCGAAGTTAAAGACAAGGCTTCAATTGGTGAGGTTCGTACGGCATTTAAGAAACATGCCGGTGGTAAGAAAAGTAAACGACTTTTCGCCGCGGAATTCATTGAAATGGTGGCATAACGTGAACCGAGTACGCTGCATGCTTTCCAGGCTTGAAGGGGTTAACCCTGCTGGAATCAGCGTACTCGGTGTCGCGTATTGAATGATTTGTGTCGCGATATGATAAGAAAAAGGTTGACAAATAACCCAAAACCCTGTAAAATGGCATTATGAATTGGAAAACGTTACAGCTAATACCCCTCCGCGATATAACTAAAAGTTATATCGATATAACTCGGAAGTTGAAATCAGTTGTTGACATTTGCCCGCGCGCCATGTATAATGGTCGTATAAATTGAAAAACATTGAGAAAACCTATATTATGAAAAACTTATATCAGAACGTGACCAACCTATTTGACGCCCGTATGGCTGCAATGGTCAAACCTACAATCAAAATCAACGAAGCTAACGTCAATAAGATCGTTGCTATCGTCAGTGCTACCATGGCACAATATCCATCGGTCACCGAATTTAAGGCTGACCAAGTGTCAGATGTTGCACGAGACATGGGTTATTCACGTAACTTCGGTCGACAGATTGCGGTGGCTCAACCTAAATTAGAAAATGGTCTTTATGATCTTTCTGATGTGGTCGCTACATTTGCGGGTGAGACAGTCCAGATCGCCGCTCCTGCTGTTCCTGTCGTTCAAAACGTTGTACCTATGATCGCACCTGTTGCTGTCGCGCCTGTTGCTGTCGCGCCTGTTGCTGTCGCGCCTGTTGCAACTCCGGCTGCAACAGTTCAATCAACAGTCTCAAAACAGACTTTCATTCCTAAAGTTCTCGATACCTACGTAGCATGGGGTCATTTCGCCGACGTGGTTAAAATCGTCAAATCCGAAATGTTCTACCCAATGTTTATTTGTGGTTTATCAGGAAACGGAAAAACCTTGATGGTCGATCAAGTCTGTGCAAAACTGAAACGCTCGATGATTCGTGTTCAAATCTCACCAGAAACAGATGAAGATGATCTGCTTGGTGGATTCCGACTTGTCGGTGGTGAAACGGTTTTCCAGAAAGGGCCTGTTATTCAGGCAATGGAAAACGGTGAATTGTTGCTTCTTGATGAAATCGACCGCGGCACTAACAAGATTATGTGTCTTCAGGGCGTACTTGAAGGTAAGCCGATTCTTCTTAAAAAGACAGGTGAAGTGATCACTCCTGCTCCGGGCTTCAATGTGATTGCAACTGCAAACACTAAGGGTAAAGGTTCAGATGACGGTCGTTTTGCCGCTGCTACCATTATCGATGAGGCTTTCCTTGAACGCTTCACTATCACAATGGAACAACCTTATCCTTCAGCCTCGGTTGAAAAGAAGATTGTTATGAAACATATGGAATTGTACTCAGGTACAACCGACAGCGAATTCGCTACTCATTTGACCAATTGGTCTAAAACTATTCGCGATACTTTCGCGATGGATGCAATCGATGAGATTGTTTCTACCCGACGTTTGTGCCACATTGTACAAACCCATGCAATCTTCAATGATAAAATGAAGGCGGTCCAATTATGTGTCAACCGATTCGATGAAGAAACCAAAGAAGCTTTCATTGATCTTTACACCAAGGTTGATGTTGAAGCCGCAATTGCTGAAGAGTCCAAAGAAGTTGCAATATAGCCCTTCTAAACCAACCACAGGAAAATAAAATATGACAAAGCATTTTGATGGTGAATATCAGTTGGCACCTCAAACAAAAACCGATGCCACCGATGTGATTGAGACTAACTTTAATGGTCGGACAATTGATGAACTGACGACTGATCTAAAAGATAAAGTCGTCGGATGGACTGATAAGGGTCTTGATCGCAGAGCTACTATTACTGCGACTCACGACCCTTTCGGAACTATACCCGAATACTATGTTCCCAGTGGAGGAATTGAGAATCCTCAAGTCGAGGAATTGCCGGCTATAGACTATAAGTTTCGCGAAAATGAACTCATTGCTGAATTCAAAGCATACATCGATTCAACTTATCAGGGGCATTATGCCCAAAACAAACTGCAATCCGCCGAGGTGATAATTGATCGCGGTCATGGGCTTGGGTTCTTTCAGGGAAATGTCGATAAGTACAATGCTCGATATGGCTTGAAAGGTAGTGCAGCAGATTATCGTAAGGATATGGTGAAGGTACTGCATTATGCATTGCTTACATTATACGAGCATGATCGTATTCATTCAGATAAAGATTGACAAATCGCGCCATTTGTGATATAATGGTGCTACACCAAATTTAACATAACTGAGAAAAACTCATATGAAACTAAGTAACGACACAACCGCAATTTTAAAGAATCTTGCGTCCATTAACTCAAATATCGTTCTCGATATCGGGTCGACAATTCGGACTATTTCCGAAGGTAAGAATATTCTTGCCAAAGCAACCATCAGTGAGGCATTCGACCAATCATTTGGTATCTATGATCTCAATGAATTCCTTGGTGTGAATGGAATGTTCACCGACCCCGATATGACTATTAGTGATGATGCGAATTATGCCACTATAAAAAGCGGCCGTCAATCAGTTAAATACTTCTTCTCAGATGCGTCTTTCCTGACCAAACCTGAAAAAGATGTGAACATGCCCAAAATCGATCTCGAGTTTGCAATTTCAGATGAAAACCTTAATACACTCCGTAAGGCATCTGCAACTCTTGGCTCAACCGATATGACAATCTCTGGTGATGCCGATGGTGCAATTACCGTAGTTATTGGCGAAACTAAGAACAACACCGCCAACTCTTTTTCTGTCGATATCACAGAAGACACAACTACGCGTCCTGATTGTGCCTTCTCTTTCGTGTTCAATATCGGAAACTTCAAGTTTATGTCTGGTGACTACGTGGTATCTATTTCCTCGAAGTTGATCTCACATTTTGTGAATGATTCTGGCGTAATTGAATACTGGGTTGCTCTCGAAAAAGATTCATCTTTCGGTTAATCAAACACTCTCTCAAACCATAAAGGAAAGCTAAAATGCTAACTAATCCACAAGATATCAAGAAGCTGAAAGGCGCCGTAACTGAAATTTCTAATTCAATGACTCGTACTGATGCCGAAAAAGACTTCCAGAAAGAAGCTGTCGCCGCAATCGCGGATGAACTTCAACTCGATAAGAAGTCAGTGAAGAAGATTGCTGCCATTTACCACAAGCAAAACTTCACCGAAGTGCAAGCGGAAAATGACGACATTGTTGGTCTTTACGAAACCATTACCGGCGCTTAATTCGATTGACAAGAGGGACCATTTGTGATATAATGGTCCCTCATTTACATTATGGAAACAAATTTATGAGTGAATATCTTTGGGTGGAAAAGTACCGCCCGGCAACAATTGAAGACACTGTATTATCTAAGGAACTTAAAAAGACATTTGCTGAAATCGTAAAGTCTGGTGAAGTTCCCAATATGCTATTTGCAGGTACTGCCGGTGTTGGAAAGACTACTGTCGCGAAAGCAATCTGTAACGAACTTGATCTAGATTTTATAATCATAAACGGTTCGGAAAATGGAAACATCGATACACTTCGAACTACTATCAAGCAATTTGCTTCTACAGTCTCCCTTCAAGGTGGATATAAAGTCGTTATTCTCGATGAAGCAGATTATCTTAACCCACAATCAACTCAACCAGCGCTTCGCGGATTCATTGAAGAGTTCTCTAGCAATTGCCGCTTCATTCTAACCTGTAACTTCCGCAATCGTATTATCGAGCCTCTACACTCTAGATGTTCTGTATATGATTTCTCGATTCCTGCTGCACAAAAGCCAACTATCGCTGCTGGCATCTTCAAACGTACTGTTACTATATTAGACACTGAAAATATAGAATACGACAAAAATGTACTTGCACAACTAGTGCAAAGATACTTCCCTGATTTTCGCCGCGTACTAAATGAATGCCAACGATACTCAATATCAGGCAAAATTGACACTGGAATTCTAGTAAATCTTGGTGATGAAAGCTTTAACAATCTTCTCGCCTATTTGAAGGGAAAGGACTTCAAATCAATGCGTAAATGGGTCGCGGAAAATATCGATACAGAGTCGCAAGTCATCTTTAGACGTATATATGACTCTATGTCTGATGCAATCGCGCCTCAATCAATACCAACAGTCGTGTTGATCATTGCTGATTACGGTTACAAAGATAGTTTTGTTGCTGATAAAGAGATCAATATTGTTGCTTGTATGGTCGAATTAATGTCCAACGCTGAATTTAAATAAAGGAAAACTATAGTATGACAAATCTTGTTTATGATTACGAAACCCTAAGTACTGATGTTACGGAAGCGCCAGTGCTTTCCCTTGCCTGCTTACGCTATGATGAATCGCGATTCGCATCTGATAAGCCATATTCTTTTGATGAATTGTTGAATGCTACTAGATTCTACAAGTTTAGCATCGCAGCACAAATCACCAAATATGGTCGAGTTATTAATAAAGATACTCTGGCATGGTGGGGTTCGCTTCCAATAGCACTACGCGAAGCACAAATGTCACCAATGGAAAGTGATTTATCTATCACTGAACTTCCAGATATACTAAAGGAAGATGCCAAGGGTACTGACCGCATCTTCACTCGCGGTAACACTTTCGACCCGATGATCACCACAAGCCTTTGTAAAACCTTAGGTGTTGCCGAGCCATATCAATGGTGGAATATTCGCGACACAAGATCTTACATCGAAGGTTTGTCCTACGGTGCGGAAATCAAGAACAGCTTCATGCCTGAAGGTTTGGAAGGTAAGTTTGTCATGCATGACCCACAACATGATATTGTGGTCGATGTTCTGCGAATGCAGGAATTGATTAAGTTTATCTCGTAATGGCAGCACTATCTCCATTCGATTATCTTAACTCGATAAACGCGACAAAAACTGATATCATGGTTGACGATATAGCGGAGAAAGCATATACTCCGTTTATGGTCAATCGTGGGTTATCCTATTTCGAAGACAGCATCATTTTTGCCAATGAGATGAATAAATCGTATAATCTTGATAATCGTTTGCAATACGACTTTTATATAAATACTCTTAGGAAACGTAAAAGATTCTCTAAGTGGTTTAAAGCCGAGGAATCAATCGATGTTGATGTGATCAAGACATATTATGGCTATAGTACGGAAAAGGCTCGCCAAGTTTTGAAAATATTATCTAATGAACAAGTGAATGAATTATCAAAAAAGGTGAGTAAAGGTGGAACAGGAAAACGAAAACGTAGTAATTGAGTGGATTCCGGCGATGATGCTTGAAGTGTCAATTCGAGAACCCGACGATTTCTTAAAGATACGAGAAACATTGACCCGTATGGGTGTAGCATCGAAACATGAAAACAAGTTGTTTCAATCGTGCCACATATTACATAAACAAGGTCACTATTTCATTGTACACTTCAAAGAACTATTCCTGCTTGATGGTAAGAATTCCAACCTATTCGAAAATGATATCGAACGCCGAAATAGCATCACGACACTATTGTCTGATTGGGGTCTACTTTCAATCATCGATGAATCCCAAGCTACTAAGGTAGCACCGTTAAGACAAATCAAAATCATCCCTCATAAAGAAAAGATGAATTGGGAACTTGTACCTAAATATAACATTGGTATGGGCGCGAAATGATAAAGCTGCATCTGTATAAACCTAATTCATGGATTGGTTATGGTATTTGTATAGTGACATTTTCAAAATACTGTCACGCCGCAATTGAGTACAAAGGAAAATTATACGATGCATCTGAGAGTCGAGGACGCTTTGGTAAAGCGTCTCTTCATACAATTAACAGACCGTCTTCTCAACACTTAATAAGTGTTGACGATGATACAATTATTGATGGTTGGTTATCGCGGAACATGAACCGCAAATACGACTACAAAGGAGTCATTGGTTGGATTTTCAAAGTCAATGACCACAACAGATTTTATTGTTTTGAAGCACTCTACGACATACTCTTAACAGTAAAAGTAATAGAAAAACCTATGCCGAAACGAGTCAGTGCTAGAACATTGATATCAGTTCTTGGTGATTATTATAAACGAAACTACTGAGATACATTATGAAAAAAGAATTACAAATTGTACGATTAACCACAGGCGAAGAACTTGTTTGTGAAGTTACTGAATTTCCAGAGCATCAGGTCCAACTGTCTGACGTTGCCATCATTATTCCAACCGAAGGCGGTATCGGTATGATGTACTTCATGCCTTATGCAGATTTAGGTGAAGGCATTGTTATAGATGCAAGTCATGTTATGTGGGCAACTACTCCTAATGAAGAACTTGCGGCACGTTGGAAGACTATGTTTAAAAAGATCCTGACACCGACAACAACAAAAATCATCATTTAAAGATTGACAAGCACCCATTGTTGTGATATAATGGGTGCTTAACCCTAATTATGGATTCTAATGAAGTATTACACGAATGTTGCCCGATACGGAAACTCCCTCCTTTATCGCGGTTATAAAGACGGTCATCGAGACCAGAAACGAGTAAAGTTCAAACCCACCCTATTCATTCCCAGCAGTGAAGGTGAATTCAAATCTCTTCACGGTGTCGATGTTGCACCTGTAAAATTCGACGCAATGAGTGAAGCAAAGGAATTTATTAACCAATATGATGACGTACCGAATTTCGAGGTGTACGGCAATCAGAATTATGTAGTACAATATCTACAAGATGAATACCCTGGCAAAATTCCATTCAATCGAGACGAAATCAATATAGCTTCAATCGATATTGAAACCGAATATGATAATGGTTGGTCGCCACCTGAGAAAGCCGATAACAGAATATTGTCTATTGCTCTTTGGCAGAAAGATCGCTATTATGTTTGGGGCATGAAGCCGTACGACAATCGACGTACAGATGTCGAATATCATCAATGTCCTGACGAAGCAACTATGTTGATGAGATTCATCCAACATTGGTCTTCCCCTATTAATACTCCGGACGTTATCACTGGTTGGAACACTCGATTTTTCGATATTCCATACATGATCAACCGAATGATCAAAGTTATTGGCGAATCGTTTGCCAAGAAGATGTCGCCATGGAATCTAATATCTCCAAGAGACATTAACATATTTGGTAAGAAGCAACAAACTTGGGAAATCACTGGCGTTTCCTCGCTTGATTATCTCGAACTCTTCAAGAAGTTCACCGCGAACACTCTTGGCGCGCAAGAATCTTACAAATTAGATCATATTGCTCATGTGGTGCTTGGTGATCGAAAGATATCATACGATGAATATAAAGGTCTTCATGGATTATATAATGAAAACTTTCAGATGTTTATCGACTATAACATTAAAGACGTTGAGTTGGTTAACCGACTTGAAGAAGAGCTAGGTTTAATCACACTTGCAATGACTATGGCTTATCGTGGTGGAGTGAACTATCAGGATACTATGGGAACAACTGCTATTTGGGATGCTATCATATACCGAAATCTGCACGACCAAGACATTGTTTTGCAACCTAATGTCCAACGAGCCAAGATACCATTTGTTGGCGGTTATGTTAAACCGGTTCAGGTCGGCTTACATAGATGGGTTTTGTCGTTCGATTTGGCTTCACTATACCCGCATCTTATAATGCAGTACAATATGTCACCCGAAACTATAATTGATGTGATGACCCGCGACTGTACAGTCAATTCATTCCTCGATGAAAATCAACCAGCAAACATTCATCCAAACACGGCAATGGCTGTAAACGGAACTCATTACACTAAAGAAAAACGTGGCGTGATTCCTGCTATCATCGATGAACTATATTCCCAGCGAAAGGGTATCAAAAAATCGATGCTTCATGCTGAACAACTATTACAGGACGTTGACCCTGAAAATACAGTAGAAAAGCTTAAGTTGAAACAGCGAATCTCGTTACTTAATAATCAGCAAATGTCTATCAAGATACTCATGAACTCACTTTATGGTGCTATGGGTAATCGATTTTTCCGGCATTACGATATTAGAATCGCCGAAGCTATTACGTTGTCTGGTCAGCTTGCAGTCCGTTGGGCCGATAAGGCTTTCAACGAATTTATGAATAAGATTGTGGAAACTGAAGATGTTGATTATGTAATTGCTGCCGATACAGATTCCAACTATGTTAGCTTCGATACTCTTGTCGAGAAGTTTGGCAATGGTGAGGATAAACTTGCCACCGTAGAGTTACTAGATAAGATCTCCAAAGATCAATTTGAACCTATGATTCAAAGAGCATATGCTCGCATGGCCAAGAATTCAGACGCATATGAAAATAAGATGGTGATGGAACGTGAAGCGATAGCCGACATTGGTATATGGACTGCAAAGAAGCGTTACATATTGAACGTCTATAATAATGAAGGTGTTCAGTACGCAGAACCTAAAATGAAAATCATAGGCATTGAAGCAATCAAATCTAGTACGCCAGGCGTTTGTCGTGAAGCACTTAAATCGATGTTCAAGGTAATCATATCTGGCTCTGAGGAAAAGACTCAGAATGCTATTGCTGAATTCAAAGATCACTTCTACACACTTCCTATCGAAGACATTTCATTCCCTCGCGGAATTAGTGATCTTGGTAAGTGGAAAGATAACGAAAAGATATACAGCAAGGGCACTCCAATTCACGTCCGTGGTTCGTTGCTATATAATTGGCACGTAAATGATCGTGGTCTGAATGAGTATGATTTGATTAAGAACGGCGAGAAGATTAAGTTCTGCTATCTTAAAGTACCAAATCCTATTCGGGAAAATATCATAGCATATCCTGACTATTTGCCACCCGAGCTTCAACTTAATCGACACATCGACTATAATAAGCAATTCGAAAAGGCGTTTATTGCCCCAATTGTTCCAATATTGGATGCAATCGGTTGGCAGGTCGAAACGAGCACCAGTTTAGAGGACTTTATGTGAAATAAAGGTTGACAAACGAATAAAACTGTGATATAATACATGTATAAACAAATTGAGGTAAATTATGAGTAATTTTGAAGAAGTAGCATATTTCATGAAAACCTTCGGCCAAGAGGTCGTTACAAGTCCAACATTCCCTTCTAAGGAAATCGCGCAGCTGCGCGTTGAATTAATTGAAGAAGAACTCCAAGAACTTAAAGATGCAATCGCCGATGGTGACATGGTTGAGATTGCAGATGCATTGACAGACATTCTATATGTCACCTATGGTGCAGGGCATTCCTACGGCCTTCCTTTGGATAAATGCTTCATGGAAGTGCAGCGATCAAATATGTCCAAGGCAGATGAAAATGGAAATCCTATCTATCGTGAAGATGGCAAGATCATGAAAGGAGTTAATTACTCCGAACCTGATCTTCTACCTTTACTTATTGGAAAAGATATTTCATGAATCCGCAATTTCCGGTTTACATCATATCGAAGGGTCGCTGGGAGTCACGACAAACCGCGGATGCACTTGAGGCAATGAATATGCCTTATCGCATTGTAGTCGAGCCGCAGGAATATGCTGAATATGCCAAGGTTATAAGTCCAGAAAAGATATTGCAATTGCCATTTAGTAATCTTGGTCAAGGCAGTATTCCTGCTCGCAACTGGGTTTGGGACCATTCAATGAGTGAAGGGCATAAACGCCATTGGATTCTAGACGACAATATTAAATGCTTCTATCGTTTCAATAATAACAAACGGGTACGAGTAACGTCTGGGACTATATTCAAGGCAGCAGAAGACTTCGTTGAACGATACGAAAATGTTAAAATCGCGGGCATGCAATACTTCTATTTCATCCCAAAACGATCTACAACTCGCCCTGCATATCTTGCAAACACTCGAGTGTACAGTTGCTTATTAATTGAAAATGATACGAAGCACCGTTGGAGAGGCAAATACAATGAAGACACAGACTTAAGTCTTCGCGTACTCAAGGACGGTGATTGTACTATTCTGTTTAATGCTTTCCTTTGTGGTAAGTCAGGAACATTAAGTATGAAAGGTGGAAACACCGAGGAAGTCTACGGTGCCGATCAAGACAACAGATACAAGTTCGCGAAGTCATTATATGATCAACACCCAGATGTAGTTGAGATTGTTAAGAAATACGACCGATGGCATCACCATGTTGATTATCGACCATTTGAAAATAATCGATTGATCAAAAAAGAAGGTCTAAATATTAAGAAGGGTGTCGATAACTACGGCATGGAATTAACTCAAATTGAGGCAAGTGAAGACGATGGCGATTAAACGACCAGTAGAAAATAGCATATTTGTTGCGACAGGACAGGACGAAGTATCAACTCCATTAGATTGGGACGGCATGCCTGAATACGTCCATGAAGCAGGCGGTAAACGTGATGAAGCAGGCGTTCATCGAATCGTCCGAGTACGATTCCGCAATGAAGAAGATTATCAATTGTTTGCGAAGTTGATGGACCAACCAATGACACATAAAACTAAGTCCATTTGGTACCCACAACTTGATCGTTTCGAAGATACGTTGCTACGATACGTTGATACAGACGAGGGAACAGAAAATGTCTAGAGTATTAGTAACAGGTGGTGCGGGTTTTCTTGGTTCGCACTTATGTCAACGATTATTGGATAATGGCCATGAAGTCATTTGTCTTGATAACTTCTCGACAGGTCGACTAGTAAACATTTCAAACATGATAGACTATAAAAGATTCAAATTGGTAGAACATGACGTAATCGAGCCATTCATGCCATACGGGTTGCAAGTCGATCAGATTTTTAATTTAGCATGCCCTGCATCTCCGCCTGCTTATCAGTTGAATGCAATCGATACAATGAAGACTAATGTCTATGGCATGGTTAATATGTTAGACATTGCAAGATTAAATGGCGCAACTATATTGCAGGCATCGACAAGCGAAGTTTACGGCGACCCTCTTGTGTCTCCTCAACCCGAAACCTATTGGGGTAACGTGAACCCAAATGGCATTCGTAGTTGTTATGACGAAGGTAAACGAGCCGCGGAATCTCTTTGTTTCGATTATAAGCGCCAACATGGAGTTGATGTTAAGGTTGCAAGAATATTCAACACATACGGCCCACAAATGGACCCCGCTGATGGTCGAGTCGTTTCGAACTTTATCATGCAAGCTCTACAAGGTAAAGATATTACAATTTATGGTGATGGTTCACAGACTAGATCATTTCAATATGTCACCGATCTTATCGATGGGTTTATGGCTTTAATGTATAAAACCGACCTGTCGCTTGATGCACCGGTCAACCTTGGCAATCCTGTCGAGTTTACTATATTGGAACTTGCCCAGAAAGTAATTGATATGACAGATTCAGATTCAGATTTGGTATTCCATGATTTGCCTGGTGATGACCCAAAACAGAGATGCCCTGATACTCGCCGAGCAGAAGTTCTTCTGCCATGGAATCCAAGAACTCCATTATCTGTTGGCCTTGTAAAAACTATCGAGTACTTCGAGCAATATGTCTAAAGCATCGCTGACAATATTCAAATCAATATATGATAACAAAACTCACAAGCGAAACGATTTTGAGTCGTTTGCCGAGTTGGAAAACTTATTGTATGTATTGTCACGGGTGCCTATGGCAAGCAAGAAAGAGGCAATGTTGATTTCGCCCGCTACTTATGTGGAAGGTACAACTCGCGCAAATAAAAACGTAACAGGATGGGCAGGATGGGCCGCACTTGATATTGATGATCATGAATGTAAAGGTGATTTGAAAGATGAACTGTATGAACGTTTTGGCAAGTATTATTACATTTGTTATAGCACAGCCAGTAGCAAACTAGAAATGCCGAAGTTTAGACTTGTATTTCCAACAACGACTGATGTGAGCACTGAACGAATTAGAGAATTCTGGTACGCACTCAATACTTCGTTTGGTTCGATGGGTGATCAACAAGTAAAAGACTTTAGCAGAATGTATTATGTGCCTGCCACATACGCAAATGCAAACAATTTCATATTTACTAACGCAGGCGAAGTGCTTGATTGTGAGGAACTTATCAAGGAATGCCCGATGCCGCCTACCGAACGCAAAGTGGGCGGCAACTTGTTTGATAGATTACCTAATGATATGCAAGCCATGATTGTTCAGCAAAGGAAGGATAAGCAGGAAAAAACAGGTGTGACTTGGACTTCTTACCACGATTGTCGGTTTGTTCGTCAATACATGATTGATCAATACAATGATATTGCAGGAACTGGTTGGTATCACAAGATGTATCAACTCATGGTCAGTATAGCGGCGAATGCTGTACGGATGGAATATCCGATCACGTCCTATGAAATCGGTCAGTTATGTCGGGAGATCGATCTAGAGACAGGGAACTGGTACGATGATCGACCCCTCGAGCTTGAGGCCGAGAGGGCAATTGAGTACGTATATCGTAATAACTTTTAATTATAACGAAATGTGTTGACATACACCATAACCTGTGATATAATACATGTATAAATTGAATTGAGAAGTCTATATTATGATAAAGCCTATTATCTATTTTGATCTTGACGGTGTTCTCGCTGACTTTGCGAAGGGTGTCTTTACGAAGACAGGCGTTTCCATCGTCGGCCCTGATTCGTTCGCCGACAAGAAACTCAAGGATAGTATCTTCGCCGACCCAAATTTCTTCCTTGGGTTGGAATTGTTGCCTGGCGCTCATGATATGATTGAGTTCGCTCGTATCTTCGGAACAGTTAAGATTCTAAGTGCGACCGGATATTCATATGAATCATTGGTTGCAAGACAAAAACGAGCTTGGGTCGCGGAACATTTCGGTTCTGATATCGAAGTTCATCTAGTCCCGAAATCAGGTGACAAGGCGAAGTTTGCATGGCCTGACGTTGTTCTGATTGATGATAGACTTGAAAAATCTGTTATGCCTTTCAGAGATAAGGGCGGCCTTGCCATTCACCACACAGACCCTGAATTGACTAAATCTGAATTGAGAGTAATGTTTAAATGAGCAATTCTAAGAAAAGTGGACCGCGACCTGTGAAACTTACTAAACGACAAATGGTAGAGCAAAATGATATCGCTCTTATTAAATATGGGGCGATTATCAAATCACCGTTGATTTATCAACAGATCAGTCATGCCGATTATGGTGTTGATGAGCTGACAGGTGAAATTTATTCCATTAAACGCGGTTCGTGGGTTCCATTGTCTATACAATATCCAAAAAAGAACAGAAATGGTGGCCTGTACCCTACATTCGTTGTTAGTAGCCCTCTTTTCACTTCAGCATTCAAGGCGAAGGTCATGCTCGTACATGTGGCAGCCCATGAAACTCTAAATCCACGTCTACCAATACCAGATGGAATTACAAAAATCGTCTGGCTAAATACTGACCCATCTGTGAAGGCGCTATGTCGTGGGTTGTGGCAGGTTAATCATATAGATCATGATCGGCTCAACTTTCACCCCAGTAATTTAGAATGGGTGTCGGCTTCTACTAATATACAAAAATATGGAGATCACCTTAAGTTAAAAAATATCGCATAAACTGGTTGACAAGTCAGACTAGTTGTGATATAATATATACATATTAAGAATTTGGATAGGTACAGCAACACAACTCTAACATGTAGGAGGCGCGGGAAAACAGTACCGCCGCATGAGATAATGCCATATTGAGTGTATTATCTCTTAACTCCGCAATCAGTTGGAAGAACTGTTAAAACATTCCGCAACTATCCAGTTGAATTTGGCTCGTTACAGCAACACAAAACTTATACTTGAAAATAAACGCCGAAAGGCACGAACCAGGAAATACATAATGAATTTCAAAGAAGCAGTTTTAGATACAACAGTCCCTGCCCGTACTGCAAACGGGATGGCAACATTCGAATCAAGTCTGTCGGCTTGTGTCGATCTTTTCTTTAACATCGGTGCAAGCCGTGGCAGAGATGTTCGATCACAGTTCGAAAGAGCATTCGCTCAAGACCCAGAAATCGCATTGAAAATCCTATTATGGGTTCGTGATGTGCGCGGTGGAGCTGGTGAACGTCAACTATTCCGCGATTTGCTAGTCAATCTTGAGGAATTCCATTTTCCATTATTGAAGAATATCCTTGATAAAGTACCTGAGTTAGGTCGATGGGATGATTTGCTTGTTCTTAAAACCACCGCTGGCAGACAAATAGCGTTTAATATCATCCAAGAAGCATTGCGTGATGGAAATGGATTGGCTGCTAAATGGATGCCTCGTAAAGGTCCGAATTCTGTCTTACTTCGTAAGCATATGGCTATGTCTCCAAAGCAATATCGCAAGACTCTTGTAGGCTTGACAGCTGTTGTGGAAACTCAAATGTGTGCCAAGGAATGGGAAGAAATTAATTTCAGCCACGTACCATCGGTAGCATCTTCACGATACATGACCGCGTTTCACCGCAATGCACCAGTTGCATATACCGCTTACAAGGAAGCATTAACTAAGAATGACGGAACAGCAAAGGTAAATGCGGGCGCGGTATATCCGTATGATATATTGAAACTTCTCAAGGAATGGTCTTGGCATGATAAGCATGATAGGCAATTGCCAGTCATAAAGGCTCAGTGGGAAGCATTACCAAATTACATCGGTGATGATCTTGTATTGCCAATGGTGGACGTTTCAGGTTCTATGGGATGCCCTGTTGGTGGTGGTGGTTCTTTGACTTGTATGGACATTGCTTTAAGTCTCGGGCTTTACCTTGCAGACAAGAATACAGGTCCTTATAAGGATATGTTCCTCACCTTCTCTAAGAAAAGTAAAATTGAAGTATTGAAGGGTGATATCATCCAGAAGTACAATCAATTGGTTCGAGCGGATTGGGATATGGACACAAATCTTCATGCGGCTTTTGAAGAAATCTTGCGAGTTGCAACGGCTCAATCTTTGAAGGATTCAGATATGCCAAAATACATGTTGATCTTGTCTGATATGGAATTCAATTCTTGTGTGGAACACGACGACCGCGCAATGCGAATGATCGAACGAAGATTCGAAGCGGCAGGGTACACCGTACCTAAAATTGTATTCTGGAACATTCGAGCGTCAGGTAAAGCACCTGTTCGTTTCGATCAAGAAGGTACTGCACTTGTAAGTGGATTCTCACCTGCAATCATGACCTCTATTCTGGCAGCAGAAAATTTCACCCCTACTGGGATTATGATGGAAACATTATCATCTCCTCGGTACGACCTATCCTAATGTAACATTAATGGTACATAACTGTCATAATACGCAGTTATGTACCTTTTTTAATACATAAACAACAACCCAACAACAGGTAACAATCTATGTCCGTGATGGATAAACTAAAAAAGAATTCCAAGGTTAAGCAGGCCGATATTCTTTCAGATTCAAAACTATTTAGCAACATCGAAACAATTATGACTGATGTGCCCATGATTAATGTGGCATTGTCAGGGCGACTCGACGGTGGTTTGACCGCAGGACTTACAGTTCTTGCTGGCCCATCTAAACACTTCAAAACTTCATTTGCATTGCTAATGGCAGCAGCATATCTAAAGAAGCATGACGATGCAGTTATGTTATTCTATGATAGTGAATTTGGTTCACCCCAGGCATATTTTGAAACGTTTGGAATTGATACCAGCCGTGTTCTACATACGCCAATTACTAATGTTGAGGAACTTAAGTTCGATATCGTTAGTCAACTCGAAGAAATCGAAGTGAAAGATAAGGTCATTATAGTTATCGATTCAATTGGTAACCTTGCAAGCAAGAAAGAAGTTGATGATGCTATCAATGAAAAATCGGTTGCGGATATGACAAGAGCGAAGGCACTGAAAGGTTTATTCCGTATGTGTACTCCCTATCTTGCAATGAAAGGTATCCCGATGCTCGCAATCAACCACACCTATCAAGAAATCGGCTTGTTTCCTAAAGCTATCGTTTCTGGTGGAACAGGTATCTATTACAGCGCGAATACTATTTGGATTATCGGCCGTCGTCAAACTAAAACTGGTACCGAAGTAACTGGATATGATTTCGTTGTTAATGTTGAGAAATCACGATTCGTCAAAGAGAAATCTAAGATTCCTGTCAGTGTATCATGGGAAGGCGGTATTGAAAAATACAGTGGGTTGCTTGAAGTTGCGATGGAATCAGGTCATGTTGTCAAGCCTAAGAATGGTTGGTATGCTCCTGTTAACCAAGAAACTGGCGAAATTGGTGGCAACAAACGACTCAAGGATATCATGAACTCCGAGTTCTGGAATCCTATACTTGAAGATGAAGTCTTCCGCAAGTTCGTTGAGAATCAGTATACAATCGGTGCTGCCGCTGTATGGTCTGATGAGTTCATGGATGACATGTCCGAATAATATGTTGACAAATGAGGCTAGATGATGTATAATATAACCAATGATGATTTTAAATTTGTAGAACGCCCAGAAGATGACTTCTATACAATCCATCTCCTTACCGGTGAATGGGTTGAAACGAAGTTCCAATTTGGTCAAGTTCAAGTCCATGAAGAAGATAATGATGGCGGGTTAAGAGTCGCCTTCGATTGGACCCTAATCGAAGGCGATAAAACCTTAAAAAATAATGTCGAATTTCAGAATTACATTGGTGACGTTTTGACCCATGTAATTACTGACTCACTTGAAGCGAAAATTGGAGAAATGCCGAATGACAGCACCGTCGATACAGACAACGATTCTGAGGAATCTGCTAAGTAATGATGTATACACAAGAAAGGTTATCCCCTTTCTAAAGAAGGATTATTTTGAAGGCATACACCGAGCTATCTTTGAAGAGGTAGTCTCGTTTGTCGGGAAATATAATAACTTACCTAATGCTGAGGCTCTTTCAATAGAGCTTCAGAACTCCGAAATAACCGAAATGCAATTCACAGATGCAGCGGTTGTTTTAAATGAATTGGCCAAACCAGAAGATATAAATGAAGACTGGTTATATGAACATACGGAAAAGTGGTGTCAGGATAGATCAATCTATCTTGCCATCATGGAATCTATTAGCATCATCGATGGCAGTCATGAAACTCTAAGTAAAAATGCACTCCCTAGTTTACTGTCTGATGCACTTGCTGTAACATTCGATGCTAGCGTCGGCCACGACTATTTTGAAAATGCGTCTGATCGATATGAATTCTATCACCAGAAAGAAGTTAGAATTCCATGGGACCTTGATTATTTCAATAGAATCACCAAGGGTGGTTTACCAAATAAAACTCTCAATGTAATACTTGCAAGTACAGGTGTTGGTAAGAGTTTGTTTATGTGTCACCAAGCCGCGGCGATATTAGCACAGAATAAGAATGTGCTATATATCACAATGGAAATGGCAGAAGAAAGGATTGCTGAACGTATCGACGCAAACTTGTTTAATGTTCCTCTAGATCAAATCACCAATCTATCGTCTGATATGTACATGACCAAAGTCGACAAGCTCATGGCGAAGACTAATGGTAAGTTGATTATCAAGGAATATCCAACAGGTGCTGCTCATGCTGGTCACTTCCGAGCATTGCTTGACGAACTTAAATTGAAAAAGAACTTTGTGCCGGATATTATTTTCATTGATTATCTAAACATCTGTTCATCGTCGCGCATGAAAGGAATTGGTGGTAGCATTAACAGTTACACCCTGATCAAATCTATTGCTGAGGAACTACGTGGTCTTGCAGTCGAGAATAATCTTCCAATTGTAACCGCGACTCAATCGAATCGTGACGGTGCTAATAACTCCGATGTTGATCTTACAAACACAAGTGAATCATGGGGATTGCCTGCAACAGCCGATTTTATGTTTGCACTCATAACCAATGACGAACTTGAAAAACTTAATCAAATAATGGTTAAACAACTTAAGAATCGATATGCCGACATTGCCACTTACAAACGTTTCGTGATTGGTGTTGATAGACCAAAAATGAAGTTGTATGATGTGGAAGATTCAGCACAAACTTTGATTGAAACTGCGCCAACGTCTAATGATACAGGCCCAATAAACACTTTCGGTGATCGCGACAAGAAAGAATACACCGACTTTAAAATGTAATGAGTAACTAATATGAGTAAACATGTAGATATGTGGGCAAGAGATACAGCGATTAATAACGCGGCGTGTTTGTCGCATTTGATGGAAACCTTGGCTGGGACTTTTCCTGGCATGTCTCGTGATATCCAATGGATACACAAAGAGTGGGCAAGAGTTCAAGTTGATATTGATAATGAAAATACAGAGAGAATGAAATGAAAGCAAAGTTAATTGCCGCAACGAAACAAGTAAGTCATCATGGAAATGATGGTGACATGTCCATGATCGATTTGATCGCGTATTGTACTCGGGTATCGAATCCTGCAGGTCAAATGAATAA